TTGGTATGATGCAGACGATGACGAAATGTCAATTTGTATTGAAGTTGACGGTAACCTACAATGGAAGGAGATTTAGATGGCATTTGCAAACTGGAGCGGATTTTTAAGACGTAAATCTCGAACAAGTAGAGCGGACGCTATAGCGGCTGGGTCTATATTTGATGCGCCTGCTACTGATGATACAGTAGACTGGGGTAATGGCCAGTCTTATAAATTTAACGGTAAACGTTGGAAGAAAATTGAAGAATGGAAGTAGATCTTGAAGCACAATCACAAGCGTCTCTACCAACCCAAACTGGCGAAACGGGCAAGTACCTTAAAACTAATGGTACGGATGCAGATTGGGCTTTAGGCACCGGAGCCACGTATACTTTATCTGGCACTACTTTGACAATTACAACGCCGTAAAGAGACATCTAGATGGCAACAACAAATTATACTTTAACTGATATAACCTCTGTCGTCTTTGATGGCACTAGTTTAACACAAGTAAATCTTGATGGGGTTTCCGTTTGGCCATACCGTAAGCCAATTACAATAACTATTTCTTCCGATACCTCCAACTATACACTTCAACCTTCAGCTATTACAGGGTACATGGCTGGCTTTACCGATATTACATTCGTTATTAACAGTGGGGTTGTTATTGGCTCTACTTCTAATAGCACTACAGCATTAACAATCTCTAGCTTTGCTTCAGGGGATACGGTTTCTGTAACCAATAATGGATATATTGTGGGAGCTGGTGGAAGAGGTGGCGATAGTAATAGTAATAATGATGGTGGAGGGGGTACTGCAATTGAAACCACATCTGCTGTTAATATTAATAATTTAGGAATAATTGGCGGCGGTGGTGGTGGTGGTGGATCAAGAAATCATACATCTGCTGTTGGTGGATCAGGTAAAAACACCTGGACTATTTACCAAGCGGGTGGTCCAGGTGGTGGTGGCGCAGGCCGCACAGCTGGAGCTGCTGGCACCAGGGTCTCTTATGGTGGCAATTGGCCAGGTTATGCAAGTGCTGGATCATTAACTGCAGGTGGAGCTGGTGGGTCTGGGGATGGTGGAGCTGGTGCATATGGTGGGTCACTTGGGGCCAATGGGTCCACTGCTACCCATGCAGGAGGAACTGGTGGAAAATATCTTGTCGGATCTTCTCATGTTACTTGGATAGCAACTGGCACGAGACTAGGAACGTCATCGACTTAAAGGAAAACAATGGAAAATTTACATATTAAAATAGAAGTAGAAGGCGATTCAATACTTGTTAAGTATGCGTCTGATAACAGTTTAAAATCAATTGAGGATTACCCCACATCTGCGTATCAGCCATGGCGGTTAGGAATTAATACAGTCGAAGAGTTTATCTCTTGGGTAACACCGTATCTCACTGAAGATGTTAAAGCTAGAGACTCACAAGAAGCAAACCCGGTTGATTTATCTCTATGGGAAGACACCTCCATAACAGTTGAAATGGAAGACTTTCCTGAAGATGCTGAGGCGTTAGCATCCTTTGGCACTGCTGATGTGCCCCATGAGGTACTGTTATGATTATAACCTCAGATTTCTCTACAAAAAGATTTATTGTATGTAGTGTATATCAAGGTCCAAATGAAAAGTCTGTATATCATAATACAGGATCAAAGCACTTTCATACAGGCATCTATATAGTTGAGGGAGGTTTAGATACATACCCATCAATTACATCAGATTACCAAGCTGAAGAGATTGAAAATGTTCCATTGGAAAGTGGTAACTATTATGATCTTTCGCACACTAAAAATAAATTTGTTACAGCAATAACCGGTGAATGGGGATGTTCAATGGTTATGTTTAATCCTATACTTGAGGATGATGAGTTAAACGTGGAAATTGTTAAGGGTGTAGAGACTCTTGTCATAGATGCTACAGATGTAGTAAAAACTGTTGTTTGTATTTCGGGTAGTGCTACAATTAATAACAAACCAATGGATAGTGGTAAATTTGCGTCGATTAATAAAGGCACTTCCGCCACACTAGAACTACCTGTGAATACCGTGGCCGCCATAATAACTAAGGTGTAATATCTGAGAGGCTGAGAGGTACTATTGTAATATGAGGCATACTAACATTAAACTATATGATGCAGGCCTACAAACTATTCTGGTTTGTATTTTGTTTCCGTTAAGCGGGTGGCTGTTATATACCCATCTGTCTTACCTCGTGCTCTTTTCAATTTTATTACTTAAAGTATACCAAATTATAGGCGGTGGTGGAGTACATCTCTGGGCTTGCCACGGCCTTGGCAAAAAATCTCTAAATCCCTTCTTTAAAACAATTATATTGATGGTATGGATGCTGGTAGGTATTGGCAGAGCTTCTCATTTTTGTAAATATCATATCCTCCACCACCATTTATACGATAAAGAAGGAGATCCACACTCTCCAAATGACTTTAATGTTGTAGTATTAACGCTAGGTTTGTGGACATTGTTTACTCAAGATAAAGATAAACACATTACACCCAAGATCGCATCCTGTATTGAAAAATCCCACGACCGTATCCGTAGTTCCTGTATTGCCAATTTCTTTGATAAGTACCATTACAGCTTAATTACATTTGTCATTAGTCTGTCTCTCTACCTATCTCCGACCTTTGCGCTCTATGTAATAATTTTACCAATGCTTTTAAATATTCTTGACGGCAATTTCTTCTTTGTATACTACTTCCATAAAAAGGGGGAAGTCCAAAATATGCCGTGGGCGAGCTATTGGATTGCTGCGGCCGGGAACCACAGGGGACACCACAAATGGTTAAGATGATATTGTTAAAAGTATACTATACTCTGGCTTGGGTGTTACTTTTATCTTACTGGGCAATTGATAGCTCCATCTGGCTTACTGGTGTTGGAGTAGGGCTTCTTTTCCATATGGTTATATGTTCTATTATACTGCATAAATATTTTACACATAAAACATTTAAAATAAACAGATACATGCACTTCTTGTTTTCATATCTAGGCACTTTAAATTTAAACGGAAGTGTTGTTGCATGGGCAAATATGCATAGGTTACACCACGCAACCAGTGATAGAGAGGGAGATCCACACGACCCAGAGACAATTGGTGTATTAAAATCTCTGTTCGTATTCTCTGTTAAAGATTACACAAGAAACACAGCCTTAACGTCTAATCTAAAAAAATGCAAAGATTTACTATCGGATAAACATTTGGTTTTTTTCCACAAATATTTGGCAGAAGTTGTAAGTGCAACTTACTTTGTTGTTGGAATTCTTTCACTTAAATTTTTAGTCATATTATTAATTGCAACAGGAGTTTCATTTATCGGGCTTTTCTTTACGACTTATGTATACCATAAACCCATTCCTTTGTTACAGTATCGCAACCACAACACAAAAGATAAAAGTTACAATAACCGAATTACGGCTATTCTGTTTCCTGGTGAGGCCTACCACAACAACCATCATAACAATCCTTCTAAGTTTGAAACTGGAGAAAGATGGTTTGAGTTTGATCTTACGGCCGTAATTATTAATTTAATAAAAATAAAAGGATAAGTGTATGATTGATTATACAAATAAAATTAAAGAGTTTATTATGGATTGTACAGATCTTGATATTCAGGAAGTTGAAAATATTAAAGGGGATGTGGACATAAACGTATATAATATAGATAGTCTGAGTCTTGTGGAAATAATATTTATGCTTGAGGAGGAATATTCAATTGAAATTGATTTAGAGGATATTGACACCGAAGCTCATAGAATGCAAAAGGCTATCTTAACAATTAATAAGATTAATGAAGTGATTAATAAAAAGCTCCATAATGATTAAGTATACTATGTATGGCCTTAAGGTGGTCTATTTACTAATTTTTGGCTTATTTTTTGTTATGCCTTTTCTTGACTTTAACCTTTGGTTAAAGGGTATTATGTTTGGGTGGGTTTTTCATTGGATTGTCGGAAGTATTATTATTCATCGATATATAACACATAGAGCCTTTAAGGTTAACAAGATTGTTCATAATATATTTACATTATTATCAACGATAGCCTATGCAGGAAGCTCTTTGGCGTGGGCAAGTATGCATCGTATACATCACGGCAATTCAGACTCGAGTAGGGACCCACACTCACCTAATGACTATACATGGTGGCAGTTATTATCATTGTCTGTAAACCTTGAAAATAAAAATATTGAGTTATTAAATTGTAAAGAACTCCTTACGGACAGACTACATTTATTTTGTCATAAATACTATATTATAATCAATCTAATATTCATAATATTGTTAGCGTTAGTTAGTCGAGAACTATTAGTTATATTTTGGATTGGTATTGCTTATCATGTTATTGGGATTTTCTTTTCTACCTATGTGTATCACAAGAGACTTCCTTTTCAGTATAGGACACACAACACAAAAGATAAAAGTTACAATAATCTAGTAACAACATTCTTATTTCATGGTGAGGCCTACCACAACAACCATCATCGAAACCCACGAGCAACTAGCTCCGCAGAAAAATGGTATGAATGGGATTTAAATGATATGTTTATAAACTTGATAAAAGCTAGATAAGTAAATAATGAATATTGAAGAACAAGTTAAGAATGTAATATCTAAACGATTGAGTGTCGATATAAATAAAGTTAAGAATTCGGCGCGCTTAATTGAAGATCTGAAAGCAGACACAGTTGAGGTGATATTGATGCTTGAAGAACAACTTGGAATGACCATCCCTGATCAACATTTTGGAGATATATCAGATGTACAATCTGTCATTGTCCTTATGGAAAAATTAACATATACGAGCCAAGATGACTAAATTAAACGACACATTCGGCACAGAATCTGAAGTGCTTACTCCATATGTAAA